TGAAAGACGTATATTTTATATTGATGTTGGTAATTTACCTAAGGGTAAAGCTGAAGAATACTTAACCAACATTATGAATAAGTATCGTAACAAATTAGTATATGATGCTAGCACTGGTGCAGTCAAAGATGATCGTAAACACATGTCAATGTTAGAAGACTTCTTCTTACCTAGACGTGAAGGCGGTAGAGGTACTGAAATTAGTACTTTACCAGGTGGCGAAAATCTAGGACAAATTGATGATATTATATATTTCCAAAAGAAATTATATAAATCGTTAAATGTTCCTATGAGCAGATTAGAACAAGAAGCACAGTTTAGTTTAGGTAGAAGTACAGAAATTACACGTGATGAAGTTAAGTTTAAGAAGTTTATTGATAGACTTCGTAAAAGATTCTCTGATCTCTTTATGCAAGTATTGAAATCTCAATTATTGCTTAAAGGGGTAATTACAAAAGAAGATTGGAAAGGAATGAGACAAGATATTGTTTTTGATTTTATCGAAGATAATTATTTCGCAGAACTTAAAGAATCAGAAATGTATAGAGAACGTTTTGAGATGTTATCAACATTAGAAGAATATGTTGGTAAGTATGTTTCAGATGAATGGATTAGAAAAAAGATCTTAAGAATGTCTGACGATGAGATAGCTGAACAAGATAAGCAAATAAATGCTGAAAAAGAAGCTGGAAACGTCGATAATATCGATCTTGATATCTAAATTATTATAAATATATTAAAGGAAACAAGAAATGAGTAATGTAAAAGAATTAATTACTAACGTAAAGGATGATGATCTTGTAGCAGCAAAAAAAGCTTTTGATGCATTAATGAGCTCCAAAATTAATGGTGCTATGGATGCTAAGAAAGTCGAACTGGGCTCTACAGTTATAGATCGCGTTCATGCAAAACAAGAAGCGGAATAAATATGAAGCTAATTAGCGAATATACAGATAGCAATATTGAATGCTATACTGAAGCTACCAAAAATGGTGGCAAACAACACGTCATTGAAGGTGTGTTTATGCAGGCCGATAAGAAAAATCGTAACGGCCGAATATACGAAAAAAAGATTTTAGAAGCAGCGGTAGATAAATACGTTGCTGAACAAGTTAAAAGTGGAAGAGCAGTAGGAGAGTTAAATCATCCTGAAGGCCCCACAATTAACTTAGATAAAGTTTCACATAAGATTACTGAACTCAGATTTGAGGGAAGTAATGTTGTAGGAAAGGCATCAATTCTTAAAACCCCTATGGGACAAATTGTCGAAGGTTTGTTAGATGGAGGAGTTAAGCTTGGTGTATCAAGTCGTGGTATGGGTAGTCTTGTTCAGAAACAAGGTACTAGTTATGTTGGGTCCGACTTTATGTTGGCCACAGTTGATATCGTTCAAGATCCTTCTGCTCCAGAGGCATTTGTCAATGGAATAATGGAAGGTAAAGAATGGGTATGGAATAACGGTATTTTATCAGAGCAAGAAATTGAAAAGATTGAGACTGAAATTAAAGGTACTCCTTTGCAGCACTTAGGTGAAGCGCAGATAAGAGCTTTTAAAAATTTCCTCTCTAAACTTTAACTCTATAATAGGAGAGAAAAAATGTCAGAATTAGACAATCAAGAAGTAGCGGAAGTTACTGAAAATGAAGTCGAATTAGACGAATCTCAAGATGCAGAGCAAGTAGTAGCTGAAGAAGCTTCTGATGAGCTCGTTGAAAACGAAGTTGGAAACGAGGAAACAGAAGAAGTAGTAGAAGCTAAGAAAGAAGAAGTTGAAGAAGTTGCTGTAAAAGCACCATCAACTAAAGCTGGAATACTTAACGCTGCAGTCGAGATGTTTAAGAAGGCGAAAAAACATGAAGCGCAAGCTATGTTTGCAAAATTGACTGCGGTTGATGAGTCTGAAGATGATGGATCTGTTAATAAAGCAATTAATGCTGCACCAAAAACTGGTGATAAAAGTATTAAAGCTAAGTCTAGTGACGCAAGTCCTAAACAAGAAGGAACAGATTTTGATTATTCAGAAGATTTAGATGCATTAGTATCTGATGAAGCTACATTATCCGAAGGATTTAGAGCGAAGGCTGAAGCAATCTTCGAAGCAACACTTAAGTCAAAACTAAGTGCAGAAATCGACAGATTAGAAAGCGAATACGCGCAAAACCTTGAAGAAGAGGTTGGAGAAGTTCAGACTTCTATGGTAGAAAAAGTAGATAACTACTTGAACTACGTAGTAGAAAGCTGGATGAAAGAGAATAAAGTTGCAGTAACAACTGGTCTTAGGACTGAGCTTGCTGAAGACTTTATGGAATCTTTACAAACTGTCTTTAAGGAACATTACATTGAAGTACCAGAAGGTAAAGCAGACTTAATCGACGATATGGCCGATCAAGTTTCTGAACTAGAAGAATCACTCAATAAAACCACAGAAGAGAATATCAAGTTACATGAAACAGCACAATCTTACGAAAGAGCTGATGTAATAAGAGAAGCTTCTTCAGGGCTTGCTGATACAGAAGCAGAAAAACTAGCATCTTTAGTAGAAAGCGTAGATTTCGAAGATAAAGAAACTTTCACTACGAAAGTAAAAACTATCAGAGAATCTTATTTCAAAGTAGACGTTAATGAAACTGAATCTGAAGTAGATGCAGCTATAGGAAATGACGAAGCTCCGGCTGACGTGTCAGATACTATGAGCAGATACACACAAGCTATTTCTAAAAACGCAAATTAATAATTTATCTATAATAGGAGAACAAAATGTTTAACGCAGATAATCAATTAATCGAGAAGTGGACACCAGTACTAGAGCACGCAGAGGCTCCAGCTATAGACAGCAAGTACAAGAAAAGTGTTACAGCTCGACTCTTGGAAAACCAAGAAATTGCTTTACAAGAAGAAAGAAACCAAGCACAAGGTTTTGTTACCGAAGCAGCAGCTAACGCTACTGGTTCTAACATCTCAAACTTTGACCCGGTTTTAATCTCTCTAGTAAGGCGTGCAATGCCTAACCTTATCGCTTATGATATCGCAGGTGTTCAACCAATGACAGGACCAACTGGTCTTATCTTTGCAATGAAGTCTAAGTACAGCACTCAAGGTGGTACTGAAGCTTTATTTGATGAAGCAGATACTGATTTTTCAGGAACTGGAACTCATCAAGCAGAACCTACTGGATTAGGTGGAGCAACTGATGCTGACTCTGACGGTACTATCGTCGATACAGCAGCTGCTGACATCACTAACACATTCGGTACAGGTTTACCAACAGCAACTGCTGAAGCCAGAGGAACTACTGGTGGAGCAGGTGCAGCATTCGCTGAAATGGCTTTCTCAATCGAGAAATCAACAGTGACTGCAAAATCTAGAGCCCTAAAAGCTGAATACACAATGGAATTAGCACAAGATTTGAAAGCTATCCATGGTTTAGATGCTGAAGGCGAATTAGCTAACATCCTATCTGCTGAGATCCTTGCGGAAATCAACAGGGAAATGGTAAGAACTGTTCTTACTAAAGCTAAAATCGGTGCTCTTCAATCATCTACAGCTGTTAGCGGTATCTTTGATGTTGCTACTGACTCAGATGGTAGATGGATGGCTGAAAAATTCAAAGGTCTTGTAATGCAACTCGAAAGAGAAGCTAACGTGATCTCAAAAGAAACACGTAGAGGAAAAGGTAATTTCGTATTATGTTCTTCAGACGTTGCTTCTGCACTAGCAGCTGCTGGTGTGTTGGATTATTCTCCAGCTCTAGTCTCAAACCTTAACGTTGATGATACTGGTAATACTTTTGCCGGTGTTCTAAACGGAAGAATGAAGGTTTACATAGATCCATACGCAACAATTGATTTTGCTTGTGTAGGTTATAGAGGTTCAAACCCTTATGACGCTGGTATGTTCTACTGCCCATACGTTCCTTTAACAATGGTTAAAGCGATCGGTGAGAGTGACTTCCAACCAAGGATCGGATTCAAAACAAGGTATGGCATGGTAACAAATCCATTTGTTGCAGCTGACGGCACAGGTGTTGACAGAGCTAACCCTTACTTCAGAATCTTCAGAGTTGACGACATTATGGTGTAAATCATAAGTTGAAAAACTTTGTTTTAAGAGCAGGATCTTCGGATCCTGCTTTTTTTTGCGTATAAATAGATATATGAATGTAAAAGTGATAGAAAAATTTGATCAATTTGTTAATCGTATGTGGTTAGATAATTGTGATGAGAACAAAGCGTTTGGTTCAATAACACATACGAGAGAAGAATATAAAGAAAAGTATAACGATTATCTTTGGAAAAAATTTATAAAAGAAAGTAAACCAGATGGTAGATGGAACTGGTACGGAGCAGAAAATGGCAGTAACGAGTAATAAAAATTTCTTAAGTCCAACAGGATTTAAATTTACTATGGATTCAACTAAATATCCTAATTTAGAATATTTCTGTAATAGCGTAAGCTTACCTGGTATTGGAATCGGTGCAGTAGATCAACCATACCGTGGTGTAAACTTAGGATTCACTGGTGATAGGATGTCATTCGATGATTTAAATATAACGTTTAATGTAACAGAAAATATGGAAAATTATACTGAAACGTTTGATTGGATGGACAAAATGCTTAGAACTGAAGAAACTGAAACTTCTGATGCAGTATTATCAATCCTTTCATCACACAACAATACGACGAAGAGAATTAAATTTAAAGATTGTTTTCCGACTGCATTGTCAGGTTTCGATTTTGTTTCAACCGCTACTGAGATTGAATACATACAAGCAACAGTTACTTTTAAATATACAACTTTCGAATTTATTTAGCATGTACTTTTATACCATTATGTGGTATAATAGACAGTTAACTAAAATTTAATTATGGAGATATTATGGATTTAGATACAATCCTTGAAATGTGGAAGAAAGATTCACAAATAGATGAGATGGCTTTAGATGAAGCTTCTCGCCAATCCGCAAAACTACACTCAAAATACTTAGAGTTATTAAGCGCTAATCGTATGCGTTTAAAGAAAGCACAATTAGAATATAAGGTTATACTTAGAGATAAATTTAATCATTATGGTGGTAAATTGTCTCAAGAAGAAATGGATTCTAAAGGATGGGAATACGATCCTTTACATGGTAATACCGTACTCAAAGGAGATATGGATAAATATTATGATGCAGATCCTATTATACAAGAGCATCAAGCTAAGATCGCATATTTAGAAGAAGTCACAAGTGTTCTAAAGGAAATGTTAGAAAACATTAAATGGAGACATCAAAACATTAAAAATATGATTGAGTGGAGAAAGTTCACAAGCGGTATCTAAATGGAACAGATTGTAATATCCAAATTAAACGAAAGCTTCTTACAAATTAGTTGTGAATCTAGCACAGAACGAGAGTTATCAGAACACTTTTGTTTTTATGTTCCTGGATATAAGTTTATGCCTGCATATAAAAATAGGGTGTGGGACGGTAAAA